TTATTCCTGCAAAACTTGATGACAATCCGTATCTTGCAAAAGACGGAAGATACGAACAAATGCTTAAAGCGCTTCCTCCGATACAACGCAGACAACTCTTAGAAGGCAACTGGGATGTCGCTGAAGGTGCAGCCTTTGTTGAGTTTGATCCAACGGTTCATGTTATTGAACCTTTTCACCTTCCTGTTACTTGGGAAAGAGTAAAAGGCATCGATTATGGGTACGCTGCAGAGAGCTGTTGTGTGTGGGGAGCGATAGACAGAGCAGACGGAACTTTAATAATTTATAGAGAATTATACAGAAAAGGCTTGACAGGACTTGATTTAGGTCGTATAATAACAGAAATGGAAGTGGAAGATCCGTTTTCGGTTCAAGGAGTATTAGATACAGCAGCTTGGGCTAGAACAGGAACAACTGGTCCTACTGTTGGTGAGACATTACAACAGCTAGGTCACAAACTGCGTAGAGCAGATAAAAATAGAATACAAGGTAAAATTCAAATTCATGAGTACTTACGAGTTCAGAATAGTGGGAGTCGACCTAAATTACAAATTTTTAATAACTGTCCTAACTTGATTCGAGAACTACAAAGCATTCCTCTGAGTAAGACTAAACCTGAAGACGTAGACACGAATGCATCTGATCATGCATACGATGCGCTACGTTATTTGATAATGAGTAGACCGCGCATAAATGATCCACTCGAAAGAATCAGACAAATAAAAAGAGAATCAGTATATAAACCAACAGATCCAGATTTCGGATATTAAAAGAATAAATGGCAGACAACAATAACAATGAAAACACCTTTATAGATAATTCAGATAATCTTTTCTTTGAAGACATTGAAGGCGAAGAAGGAAAGAAACTTGTACTCGAAGAAAGCCAACAGCTTAGTTTAGTAGGTTTAATACAAAACAGATTCTCAGATGCAGAAACTGCAAGAATATCTCACGAACATCGTTGGTTAAAAGCTTATCGTAATTATAGAGGCTTATACGATAAAAATATAAAGTTCAGAGAATCTGAGAAATCTAAAGTCTTTGTAAAAATTACTAAGACAAAAGTACTTGCCTCTTTTGGACAACTTGTTGATGTTATATTTGGCACAGGTAAGTTTCCGATAGGTGTACGAGAAACTAAAATTCCTGAAGGTGCTTCTGAGTATGCACACCTAGATACACAAAATCCAACTCCCGGAATTGAAACAAGTGTACCTGATGTTGAAGAACAAGAAACAGATATTGAGAATCCTTTTGATGTAGGCTTTGAAGGAGACGGTAAAACTTTAAAACCCGGAGCTACGTTTAGCAACGGTAAGTTTATAATAGAAGAAGAAGCAAGTGAACTGTTGGCTGACGGCACAAGCCCCATGCCTCAAGAGATTGAGATTAAACCTGCGCAACTGGCTTCAAGAAGAA